TCCTCGCCGCCGCATTTCATCCTTGCTCTCAAGCAGTTGCTTCCCGGCAGAATTGATGCGGGATTCAGGAGCCATAAGTTCCTGAACGAGCCGATCATCATCGATCGCCCCACCATCCATCAGCCAGATTTTCATCTCCCCCCACATTTCCGCTCGCTTATTGGCGTATTGGGGTGCATCGGAACGCTCCGCAAAAGACACCAACTGCCAATTGCCGCGCCCCGAATCCTTTCCAGCGCTATATATCCCAGTGCCGTATCCCATATCAATATGCACTGCATCCGCTCGATAGTCGTCCTGATAGTGCATAACGCGTCGTGCGACCTCCATGTCATTGTCGTTCCGAGGTGTGGTCTCAAGCACCTTGCTATAAAGTCCTTGCCGCAGAACGACCGCAAGCATATCCTCTCCTGTCCACGCAGGGTCAACACCGATAATCACCGGCGCAAACTCGTAGGAGCGCGTCTCCAACACACGACGCCGCGCTGCCTCTGCAAGTTCTCGTGAAATCAACTGGTTTTCCGACTGTGACGGGAACTCTCCCTTGACACGGACACGAAAGAAATCGCTGTCCTCGCCGTATTCCTGCGCCCATTGGTCGAGTTGCTGCTTGTTGGAGATGCGAGCGGTGCGTGAATCCACCTGCTTGCAGTTCCAGACCGCACGATTTTTATGGAAACACTCGAAAAACTTTCCTTGATTGCGTGTCGGATTGCCGAACACACACCAAATGATCTCCGTATCACGGTCAGTCATCGCACCTTCCGTGACCGTCCATATCTCATCAAAAATAGCGGATGCCTCGTCGAATATGACAAGAATCCGCTTTCCTTGATTGTGAAGTCCTGCAAACGCCTCTGGATTGTCCCTGCTCCACGGAATTGCATCCGCACGCCATGTTTTATCATGTCCGCGTTGCGCCGAAAAGAGCGAGGTCGCCGTAAAACAGAACATATCCCGCCCGATGAACAGGCGATACCACTTCGCCAGCTCCGCCCACGTCTTAGAGCGCAACTGCGTATCGGTGTTTGCCGTTACAACGCATCGCGTATCCTCGTGCGTTGCCAGAGACCAGAGGATAATCCATGCCACAAGAGCAGATTTTCCTATCCCGTGCCCGGATGCCACGGCTTCGCGCGTAACAGAGGACAAGTCTTTCACGCCGCGCCCGATGTCCGCAAGAATCTCTTTCTGCCACTCATCAGGGCCGTCCATAGATGCGAGCTCTGTACCGTCTTTTCCCCACGGGAACGTCGCATAAACGAAACCAAGAGGGTCATGGGAAAACTCTCCGATGAACGCCACAATGTCTTCAAAGCTCCCCGACGGGCTCTCCACGATTACGCACCCTTTCTCTCGCCTCAGACAGCACCGAGGCAATATCTATTGCGCCCTTGACCTCAAGCTTATCCGTGAACAATCCAATATGACGCCCAAGCAGCTCGATCGCGCGAGTCTTGTCATACAGCTTGATTTCGATTCCGTTTGCCCCCTGCTTGATTCCCGCGATCGCCGCGCGCTGATCATCAGATAGCCCATCCGTGTCTTTGATTTTAACGGTCTGCATCTCAAAAGGATCTCCGTCCTCCGGGACAACGGTCTCGGTCGTCACTCGCACGTAGTCAGAGGCATCCGCAAAAGCGATGCGTGCAAGCTCTCGAATTACACGATCCTGTGATACCTCTGTACGCCGTTGGAGGTCTTTTTGACGACGCGAAATTTCAGCTTGAATACTAAGTTTTGCTAAGTTCTGCGCACCAATGGTATTGGCGGTCTTTTCGCTATATCCCGCTCTAATTGCCGCCTGCGTCGCGTTAAAATCAACCAGGTATTCATCTACAAATCGTATCTGTTTTGCCGTCAACTTCACGTCATCACCTCCTCCTTACGATTTCTTGAACCCCGTCTTACTTGACCGTGAAGTTCTCCCACTTCTTATACACGTCAACGTATGTCTCATCCTTGTCGCCGTTGTGCGTGATCTCATAATACATGCCATCACTCACGGTCGTACTCACAAGTGCCTTCCAGTTCTGAAGTGTTTTCGAGAACCAGACGATAAACACATCCGCCGCCGTGATCTTCTTGTTGTCCGTCACCTCAACATGCTTGTTGAAGTAGTCCACGACGATCTGTTTTGCTTTTTCCTGCATAGTAAAACCTCCTGTATAGAAACAAAAATCCAAAAACTGAAAACTGAAACGTAAAACTGAAACGAATTTTATGTTTCGCACAAACGAAATATAAAAAACCGCAGAAACATCTCACTCATTGCGATTCCAGATTCTCCACACGACGTTGAAACGCAACAAGAGTTTTCGCCATCCGTTCAATCGTCTGCTCCCAGAGATCATGCCGTAGAGAGTCATCCTCTGGCTCAAACGGGGCAAAAGACAGATGCAGGAGCTCATGAACAACGACTTTTTCTACGTCATACTGAAACGTGATGTCATACGGTATTTTAGGGTCAAGCAAACGAATAAGTGCTTCACCTTTCGGAAGATTGATAAAGCACTCACCTTCTCGGTCAGGCTCGCTTAATTCGTCAGGTCTCCCGAGCTTAACAACAATCTCCCAGTTGTTGAGTTTTAAGATGTCCTGCCATTTTTTGCAAAGAGCATATACAGCCTCGTCTTGTCTCATGAAAGTGCCTCGCCCCAACAGAAAAACCGCCTCATATGAGACGGTTTCTCCATGAAGAATATATAGGTGATGGAAGAGCGGGGATAGTCTGGTGCGTCCTCCAAACTACCCACAATAGCATTTTACTACAGAAAAAGACGTTTATGGGACGCGTCTATTTAATTTATTTTGCTCCAATTTTAGATATGCCTCAACGGTACGATCAACGATGTACCGCCACATATCCTTTAGCACTCGCTCAGACGTGAAGAACTCCGTATTAAGAAACCGCTCCCGCATCGCCTCGCAGTAAATCATCTGCGTGCGTACGAGCCACGCCTTACGTCCTCTACCTGTCTTGTCGCGTGATGCTCTGCGCCGCGCATCAAGGAATATCCGCTTACGTTCGGACAGCCCGCGCTCTACAAACTCCACCGCACGCAGCCATGTGTAGGCAGAGTACGTCTCGTCGAACTTTACACCGCGCAGAGCCTCTGCCTCCGTCGGATGCCCCGGCAGATTCCCACCACCGCCCTGTACGGTATTCCCGCGCACATACTCCTCACGCTTCAGGCGGTAGGTTTTCAGCTCCTCCGTATAGTTGAGCAACATCGTTTCCGCTCGTTTGCGGTCTTGTCGTATCTCATCTGCCATCTGCAAGGCTGCGTCGTTCTCAAGCAAGGTTAGCCCTCCTCAAAACGGAATGTCATCATCGGGCACCGTCGTCCCGCCGAACTCTTTAGCATCGCTTAACTGTTGCCCGCCCTTACTGTCGCAGAACTCCATGCTCTGAACGACGACCTCCGTCACATAGTACTTTCTGCCGTCCTTCTCGTAGCTGCGCGTTTGAATGCGCCCCTCGACGGCGATCTTCTTGCCCTTCGCACAATACTGACTGATGATCTCCGCTGTCTTTTCCCATGCCACGCACTGGATGAAGTCCGCCTGTTGATTCCCGTCCCCGCTCTTTCGGCGGTCAATCGCAAGCGTGAATTTCGCACACGCTTTGCCGCTCTGCGTGTATCTTACCTCTGGATCGCGCGTGAGCCGTCCGATACCTACCCAGATGTTCATTTGGATTCCTCCTCTACGGGCTTTCCTGTTTGCAGATCATAGAGAACGTCTTTTTTTCCTGTCGGAACATGAATCCAACTTTTTATCCCATGCTCCTTAGCCCATTTCACAAGTGCATCTGTCAGTGCGTCATACAAAGACTCTCGTGCTTCATCCGGAACGGCCTCGTCATATTCCCCGTAGTAGCCGGTACACGCAATATCTACCGCACATTGCAGATTTTTTATAACACGGTCATACCAGACAGCCGGTACATACTCTTCGTCTTCACCTATATACACCTTCTCATCTGCCGAATAACGCTCTCTCGCATCTGCAAGAGTTGCCTCAACACTCGCGAATCCTTTACTATACCCATCATCCCGAAAATGAATATAACGATATATCTTACTCATGGTCTCCACTCCTTCATCACAATTTTCACGTAGATAAGTGTCACATATCCCATTTTATTTTCTCCCGAGAAAACACGACTACGACACTCGGAAAAGGCGCACTGTTTTTCGCTCCTCCAAATTTCAATCTGCCACGCACAAATCGAATATCCGTGGATTTCAGGCAGTAGTCTTGAAACCATTTTGTATCCGTTCGCGACGGCAGGAGGCATACAACCGTCGCCCTTCCTGCACGCCCCGCATCATATGCTTTTTCCACCCATCGCCCAATATGTCGTCCATACGGCGGATTCATGAAGCAGATGCCCTCCCACCTCATGGAAAGACCGTCGTCTTTCGGCGTATAGTACCGCTCGCATTTGGCGTTCTCAGGCAATGCACAAACATCCAGATCAAACCCAAATTCCATATTCAGCTCATCGAAAAAATCCTGCGGGGTTTCCCAAAGATCTGTGCTACTCGTCATCATTCCCGCATTTATCATTTCGTCTCCTCCTTCATCCGCACAAACTCCTCAATGCAGGAGAGCAGCCCCTCCTCCGTCACAGACACATCCCATTTGCCATATACCACGTCGAGTTCATCCTCAGGATAGATGCTGCACTCTGTATATCCGCTATGCTCAAATCTACAACACAGCCCTTTTGTGCCATTGTTCCGCTCCAACTTGTACGCCATCACCGCACCTCCTCCGCACACTCAACAATCCTCCGAATCACATAATCCGCACACGGCTGCGCCATTCCGTTTCCGAGTGCCTTGTAGCGTGCCGTGTCGCTCCCGCCATCGGTGTATCCATCCTCTAACCCCTGCAAGCGTTCACATTCCGTCGGCGTGAGGCGGCGCACGATGGGGTAGGATAGCGCGAGGTTTTCGCTGCCCCCGCCATATGCGCCCCCCGATGCACGCAGAGTTGCGACTTTTCCCGCTTCGTATTCGCTATAGGACTTCGCTCCGTAGATGGTGGCGACCGCATGACGGTCAACCGTGTTCAGCGTATAGAATGTTTCCTCGAGCACGCCCTTCCCGTTACCGCCGTTCTCTATCTTGCGGTCAATGGTATTTCCTGCGATGCAGTAAGCGTGTACCACGGGGACTTGATTCCCGCCCGTTCCCATACGCGCGTTGAGCGTCGGGACAATGCCATCTTTGACGGGACGCATAACCTCATCCGCATGCGTCATGTCGTAGACTGCGACGTGCATTTCTTTCCCTGCGATCAAGGTAGGGGCACACTCTCTCACATACCCGATATTTCCTGCGGATGGCGCAGCCTTTCCGATAAACCCTGCCGCCATTGTTCCAAGTCGGTTATTGACTGTGATCGGAGGTGTTGCTTCCTTAAGTACAGGCGCACTCTGCGCTATGCTTGCCCGTGTGTCAAATCCGTATACCCTGCTTGCCGTTCGAGCGCAATCCGCAGTTCCTCCGGCAACTCTTTCCCGCGCTCTTGCGTCCGCCGCAGGATACCCTGACATGCCTTTGGGCTCAAATAGTATTTCTCCGGCACATCTTCCGTCGGCTGTAAAATCTGCGACAAGAAAGATTCTACGGCGACGTTGGGGCACTCCCCAATATTGAGCATCGAGGACGCGCCATGCAATGTCACACTGAGGCAGTTCTGCCAGTCCTGCGTTCGCCCATTTTCCATTGGGAGGTATTGGAATTTCGGTCTGTCCGATTTCTTCAAGCACGGCTCTAAAATCAGCTCCTTTGTTGCTGCTGAATGCACCAGGGACGTTTTCCCAGACAAAGAACCGAGGATACCGCCCCCCCGTGCGTATTCGCATTCCTCGAACAAGCTCAACTGCTGTTCGGAATAAGCCACTGCGTTCACCATCTACCCCCTTTCTTTTTCCAGCGATTGATAGGTCTTGACACGGACTGCCAGCGCAGATGATGTCTACGGGCGGGAGTGTGTCGGGGTCAATCTGCGTGATGTCCCCGAGCTGCTTCACATCGGGAAAATGCCGCGCGGTCACAGAGCAGGGAAACGGCTCAATCTCGCTTGCCCATACGGGCGTAACCCCTGCATGACGCGCCGCAAGGAGCCATCCGCCGATACCGTCAAACAGACTGCCGAGTGTCACTACCGCACCTCCCGAAAGATAATATCCGTGTCCCTCATCATGTGGAGAAACAGCTTCTTACGCAACACATAGTCCCGCGTCTTGACCCCTTTGACCTCGATCACCTCATGCCGCCCATCGGCATAAGTGACAAAGAAGTCTGCTGTGTAGATAATCGCCCTCTGCTTCTTGCCCGTGTTGTCACGGAATCCCTCAAGAAGCGTGTACTGCGGTTGCAGGCCGATTCTGAGAACCTCCCCCGCCTGCTTGCGTGATAGCAGGTCAAGATAGATTTCTGCCTCTCTCCGACTGTCAAACGTGTGTCCGCACACCGTTGTCTTGCGTGCGTTGTACTTGTTTCTGTTCTGCGCCCGCACAAGGCGCATCACACGCCCGATTGCCTCCCGCGCCGTCGGGTCGGCCTTCTTGCAGGGATGATACTCGTCCATGTTCTTCACCTCTCAAAAGCTGCTCTCGTCTCGTATCCCGAACGCGCGTAGTACTTCATGCCCGCAAAGTTCGTCTTTGAGGTCGTCAATCAGCTCAGAAACTTCCTGCTTGCTCATCTCCGAAAGAGGATAATCGTCAAGGTCATAGCCGAGTTCACACAAAAGTGCCTCAGCATACATGATTTGAGCTTTTGTCGCCTGTTCCATGCTGCCGCCTCCTCAGAAGTGCCCGCGTGCCTTGTTCTTCTCGTTCACCATCCGATGCAGGTCGCCGCGTGCTTCCTCGTTGAAACCGAGCGCAGCAATCCACGAGACGCATACATGGATAACGTCCGTGAGATCTATCGCAAGGCACGTTGCAAGGCTCGATTTGTCCTCGTCATCCGCCTCATCGGCAATGAGTTCGATGTGTGCAGCATCCCGCATGACCTCATACGTCTCTTCATTCAGTTTCGCAACCCATTCTTCCACAGTCGCGCCCGCGAACTTCACGCACGGCTGCGGCTTTGTCATATTGAGCACCTGCTTGTTGTCTTGCTCTTCCAACAAGCCTTTCAAGCGCTTGTTCTCCTCTTCCAGTTCATTTATCCTTTCTGCCATCTGCCTTATCCACTTCAAATCCATCTCAGCACGCTCCTTTCATGCGCCAATCGGCGCCCTTAATCTCCACACGCTCGCACATCCCGTAGATGCGCGAAATGATGCGCTGCCCCTGCATATCATCAATCACGTTGCCGCGCCCATCCACCGTCGCCATGTGGGCGATGATCTCCGTCGGGCTGTAATTGCTTGTGACAACCGTCGGCAGCTGCTCGTTGTACCTGTGGTTGACGATGCAAAAGAGCTGTTCGCCCACCCACTCGCTCATCTTCTCCGCGCCGAGATCGTCCAACACGAGGAACGGTGTCTCCTTGACCGCCTGTACCCGTTCCGACGTTCCGCCGCTCGCGAACGATGCGCGGATGTCTGCCATGAGATCAGGAACGGACGCAAAGAGTACGGGATGCCCCGCCCTTGCCCGCTCGTTGGCAATGATTGCCGCGAGTTTGGTTTTCCCCGTCCCTCTCACACCGTAGAGAAACACGCCGCGGCCGCCGTCAAGCACCCATCGTGCAGATTCCACCGCCTTGCGGTTGCCGTCCGTGACGGTATAGTCCGCGAATGTGTCGCCCTCGTAGGCGCGTGGTATCCGCGCAGAGGAAAAGAGGCGCGCAATCCGTAGTTTCTCCCGCCTATTACTTTCATGTTTGCACGGGCGCAGCGCATAACAGAACCACCCATAGGACGTATCTACGACAGGAATCATTCCCTGAGAGACCTGCTTGCAGCTCTCCCCTGTGCATCCACGACAGAGGTCTTGCGCCCGCTCAATCTCGACGATCTCATCCCGATGCCGCTGTGTCTCCTCCGCCGTCAGGTCGTACTTCCCACGGATAGACGTGGTTACGGTCCGCTTCGGCGAAATCCGAATACCTTTCTGCAAGAGCCTCGCGGCTATTGTCCCTGCTTGTTCCATGTTGTTTCACCTCCTGTTTCAGCGGGAAAAATCCCAACCACCCACGCATGACCGATTCGTTCACAATCTCAATCTTCTCCGCGTCATTATTGCTGATCTTATCCAGCTTAGAAAGATTGAGTCTTAGAGCTCGGTCCGTAAGCGGTGCCTTTTTCGTTTTGCGCATCTCTATGAATCCTTCAAGCGCCTCAATGAGCTCCGCATTTTGGGTGTAGGAATCCAAGGAAAAGGCGCCAGCCTTTTCTTTTTGCTTTTCTTTTTTTGTTTCAGTTTCCGTTTTACGTTTATGTTTTATATAGTGTCCAGTAATTGCACCATCTATTGGGGTAGTAATTGGGGTAGTAATTGGGGTAGTAATTGGGGTATTTTGGTTACCAATTACTGGTGCAATTCCAAGCTCGACAAGTTGATATTGTGTCGCTTGATGCTTCCCTCCCCGTATGGTTTTAATGTACCCCGCCTGTTCGAGAACGCGCCGCGCTTCCGCTATGGTCTTCTTATTCCGTATTCCAGTCATCAAACAGATTTCTGCGTCTGATGCGGGAAAGCACTCCGGCCAGCCTCTCATGTTGGCAATCTGAAATAGTCTCATGTAAACAGTGAAAGGGGTGCCGGGGAGGTTCCCCGCACTCATGGTTAGAAATGTGTTGAGCTGTCGAATGTAGTCCATGCCGCGTCCTCCTTTCTATGCGTTTTTACGGGATTTACGATTGAGCCGGTACACATCTGCAACCCGCTCATCAATCTTGACCGGCTCGAGCATGTACTGCTTCAAAAAATCTTTCTCGCCCATGTTATGGATGAGATTGTGATGCTTTCGGCACAGAGGCAGTGCGGGGCGTCCAATGTGATTGATATGCGCCCGATTGTTTCCCATTCCGACGATACCGCCGTTGCAGTGATGCAGGTCGGCTTTCCTCCCACACACCGCGCACCGCTTATTCATCAGACACGCCCACACATATCTTGGTATGTCCTCTGAGAGTTGGTATAGCGGCTCTCCCACGTCAACACCGTGGAGAATGCAGAAGTCGATGAGATACGTGATAAACAGCCTTGCGGTCGTCATGTCACAGTTCGAGAGTGAGAATGACCTTCGCAGCGTCTCTGCTTCGCCCACAAACATCAGCTTGAGCATTTCCTTCATTGCTTCTAGCGGGGTATATCCCCACCATGCAGCGATGTAGGAGATCAGCACATAGGCTTTCTTTCGCTGCTTTGCACTGATACGCCGCTTGTCCACGAATTCCACGCTAACACTCTCATGACAGCCATAGAGCTTATCTATGCGCTCCGGGAAGGGGACAAAGATATTGATACCTCTGTCCGTCTCCCCGACAACGCTGCCAACCAGAATCATTTGATCTCGCCCGTCTCCGGGTCAACGTTATCTGGCGCATCCTTTGCCGCACTCATAAACTTGTTCGGCTTCGGCGAATCTTCAGTGGGTGTGTCCTCGACTTCAACGGCTTCAGCATCGATGTAGTCCGTCTCGTCTGCCTCGCTGACCATATCCGCCGCGATTGATGTCTTGATGGTCTCGTCGGCGCTCAGCGTACGCGCGAACTCGGTCTTGATCGGTGCGTATTTGAGGCACGCCTTGAGAACGGTCTTTTTTGCCATCTCGTCAAAGTTTGTCGTCCACGGAGATGTATAGCCCTTCTTGTACGCGAAACTGTACTTTTGCGCGAAAGCCTCTACTTCAGCGCGGCTCATTACATGGAATCCGTAACCGTCACTCTTGGTTTTGAACATAGCGTAATAGTGCGTCACCGCACCCTTCTCTCCCGTTGCCGGGATGTGCTTGAGTTTCGGTTCAAGCCCGAACTCATACTCAAATGTATCGTTTTCGTAGACTTCATGCGCCTGGATAATTACAACCTCACCGCTCCGATACGCAAGGTCGAGAAGCCCCTTGTAGCCGAGCTGGAACTGACACTCCATTGTCCCGTGGTTCTTATACGGGATAAGATACGCCTGCCCGAGCGGGGTATTCGGCTCGACGCCAAGCTGCGCCGCCTGCATCATCGCTCCGAGGAAACTGGCCGGCGTACACTCACGCAGTGTCGGATTCGTACTGAGGGCCGTGAGGACCATGCGGGTGAATCGTTCGGGAGTAAGGACGGAGGGCAGTGCTTTCGCGATCTGCCCCTCCATCGAAATGATGAGGTCTTTGATTGACTTCTGCTGCTGTGCCGCCACGTTCTTCTGTTCCTGCGCTTTCTGGATTGCGCCACCTTTTACACTTGCCATGATAGATTTCTCCCTTCTTTATCTGTCAGCTGATCCGCAGTACTCGGGTTGGCTTGCCCTGCTTGGCATACTTGGCGTAGATTTCCGGCTCCTTTTCTTTGAGTGCCTTACTGTCGATGGTTGTGCGCCCCGCCTGTGCCTTCCATGAGACTTTGTAATCTCCCGCATATCCGAGCTCGTAGCTCCCCATCATCTTGCGGAGCTGATTCTTATAGAACTCGCTGTTGTTTTCGAGGTCATTTTTCGCATCCTCGATTTTACGGATTTGCTCGATGATCCCCACTGCCATGCCTGGAAGCGTTAACGGCTCAGCGATGCCGCCCTGAAACTCTGCGACGAGGGCATCCTTGCAGCTCTCGCTTCCGTCCACCTCTGGCATGATACCCTCCTGCACCTTATGCCAGAACTCAGTCTCTGCTCGGAACAGGAGATCAATCTCTTTGTCATTGCGTGGAATCTCCTTCCACACGAACCTATTCCCGCCGATCAGAACAGCGATATACCACCGCTCGCAGCCCGTGACCATCATGTAGTGCTGACATTGCACATAGTAGGCGGCGGGCACTTCGTCGTCCTCCCACTCCTTTGCCGAGAATCCGTTGCAAGTCTTGCACTCAAGGCCCGCGTTCTCGCCGATGACCATACGGTCGACACTTGCTATGATGTATGGGCAACCATCCATCTGCAAGAGCCCGCGTCGCTGCACCTTCTTTCCTGTCAGCTCACAGAATCGTTTTGCAACCGCCTCCTCGAGCACCTTGCCCCAGTAGACGTATTCGTTCTCAGAGAGATCATCCGGCTCTGCCTTGCCTGTCTTTTCAAGCCAGAGCTGAAAGGGCGACTTCCAGCGGTTGAGACCAACGATGGTAGCGGCATCGCTGCCGCCAATTCCTGTGCTCCGCGCTTCAAGCCACTTCTGTTCGTTCTCCATTTCAGCGACGGTCATGATGAGTTTTGCCATCTCTACTCCTCCTCACTCATCTCATACGCTGCAGCCGAGAATCCCTGCTCGTCGAAGTCGAAAAGCTCAAGCATCTTGCTGCGCTCCATATCCTCGACGATCTCCTCTGCCTCCTCCTCAGATGAGGCTGTTATCTCGACAGCCCCCTCAATACGGAAATTTACCCTGTATCTCATGTTTGCTATTCCTCCTCATCCGTGATATACTCACGTTATAGCTTTATTGCCCTGCGCTCAGAGCGGTTGCCGCCGCTTTGGGCGCTTTTCTTTTGCGTTGAGCTCCCTCACATGTGTGAGAGCCTCATCCAACGTCGCATAATGCGTACCGCTTCGCTCCTCCACACCGTCAACGATGCGGAATACGCGCCACATCGTCAGATTCTTCGTTACAAGGTCGCGGCGCGTCTGCCACTTCGTCATTCCTGCTCCTCCTCACGCGAACTCGTACCAGACGAGCTTAGGGGCACTCTCCCAATGTTCCGGGTTGGGGTCGTCCGTCGTGCCCCAGTTGCGGAACAGGACTGCCGTACCTCGTTCCGTCTTGTAGACCACCTCTGCAGACTCCTCGTCGAGAGAGCGGCCGCAGTTATGAGTGTCGCGTGCCTCCCACATGTCGCCGATGTTAGCTGCACGCAGGTCGGCGTAGGTTACCTCGACGAGCTCGCCGTCCCCATCATAGGAGCTACCCAGCATTTCAAAGGCAGCTTCTTCCTTCTTGATTTCCATTTCCTTTTTCATTTCTTCTCCTCCTCACTCTTGACCCAGTACGTCAGCGTCAGCTGATCTCCCGGGCAGATCATCCCTTTGCGATCTACGAGCCACGGATTGTTCTCATAGATACCCTCCTTGTATTCCAAGATGTACCGGCGAGTGCCGGTGTTCTTGGCAAGGTACTCCTCCGCAATGCCCCAGAGCGTATCTCCGGGCTTGACGATGTACGTTTCCTCGACAAGGACGGCGTTCTTGCCGTCGTCCCACGGATTACACGCCCCAGAGAGGAGCGATGCTGCTGCGACGAATGCCCCGCCAACGAGAGCCGCCTTTAAGAACTCACGCATGAGCTTTGACCTCCTTTCTCTCTTTGAGCTTGCCCGTATATCGTGGCAAGCTATAGATGTACTCAACCACCCAGCTATACGGCACCTTTCGGTTCTCCGAGCCGCGTTCGAGCACAAAGGCCAGATCGCCGCTCTCGAACCGCTTGGCAACAGTCGCCGTCGAGCAGCCGAGTATCTCTGCGACTTCCCCCACGCTCAGCAGACGTTCTTGCGGCACCTCCGCAGGTTTCGGAGGCAGATAGACAACCTCCGGCAGATGCTCAATGATGCGCTGCGTTGCCGCCTCTGACTGTTCAGCGACCTTTTCAGCAGCGATCCTCTCTACCGCATCCGTGAGCACTTTCACGATGTCGAGCGTCGCTGCATCAGCAGCTTTCCTTGGCATATCCTCACCTCCAGAAATAGACCGCAAGTATGGAGAACAGCATAACCGGTGCTGTCAGGCAGACGATCGTTATAACGAAGTCCCAGTCTATGACACCCCGCACATACTTCACCTCCTATCGGCATCCACGCCCCGCCTCTCATTGGACTATCTACCATGATTCGCCTCATATCGGCGGGACGTGACCTGCCATCATCAGCGCAGGGCGGTCACTCCCTGCGGACGGGCTTTCACCCGTTTCGGCTGTGTTGTTGCCCTCCTCCCTGCGGTGGTATAATCGATACAGAAAGGAGGTGTTACCATGAACAATGTCCGAATCACATTGACGCCGAACCCTGGACTGTCAAAGGATGAGATATTGAAAATCCTTGCAGCCTATGACACCATTACCCCAGAGGCAATCGCAGACGTTATTTTGGCGAATAACGAGCGGATTGCCTTGCGCGTCAACACCTGCGTGCAAAGCATCAATCCCTAAGCCTTGCAGGTAACAACAAATGTGTGGGCTGTCTTGCCCGTCTGAGCATCCTGAACCTCAATCAGGATGCTCATATTCTTTTCCGCATCCAGTGTGCGCCTCATATTGAGACCTACACCGAGCGTAAAGACTTCCTCGACTGCACCATCCACAAGGATTGCGACCGAGCCTTTCAGCTCGTTCGTCCCGTGGCTCTCCGACTGGAAAATTGTTTTCATCCCCTCACCTCCTTTGCCTCTCGTTGAAAGGTGTTTTGTTTGAACACTTACGTTTACGCAAGTTCTTCTGCAAAAAAAATTTTGTCGGCATCAATAACAGAAAGCCCAAGAATCTTTTTGAGTCTCTGAACTTCATCGCGCGTAAAATCGCTTTCTCCGCTCATTTTCCGCGTAAGTGTTGCAGGATTTATCTCAAGCATTGTAGATATAGTCCCCAGGGTCATATTCTTACGCGTTACATAATACAGAAACAACGCCTTATCAAACATATTATCCCCCTCTCCAATCTTGCGTTTTCGTAAGTAGTATATCATCATTTTCAAAAGCACGCAATACGTTTTCGCAAGTTTTGTTATGATTTTTATAAAACATATTGCAAATACGCAAGATAGAAACTATAATATTATTGAGGTGGCAACATATGAGCGTGAAAGATTTAATCAAAGAAAAGCGGATACTTCTCGGAATGACGATGAAAGAAGTTGCAGATAAAGTAGGTGTAAGCGAAGCCACTATATCCCGTTGGGAAAGTGGCGAAATATCAAATATGAGGAGAGGCGCTATATCTGCTCTTGCCAAAGCCCTCAACATTTCTCCAAATGAAATCATGGAGTGGGAAGCACCAGCATCACATCAATCACATCGAAAAAAAGGGGTCCGAATCCCCGTGCTTGGTTCTGTTGTTGCTGGCATTCCTCTCGAAGCCATAGAGGATATTATCGACTATGAGGAAATTGACGAAGAACTTGCCCGCACAGGAGACTTCTTTGCACTACAAGTCCGTGGTGATTCGATGGAACCTGTACTATACGAAAAGGATGTAGTCATTGTTCGTAAGCAAACAACAGCAGACACAGGAGATATTGCAATCGTGCTTATCAACGGCAACGATGCAACTGTAAAGAAAATACGTCGCGAACGCGGTGGAGTGATGCTCATTGGGTATAATGCAGCTGCTTATGAACCTCATTTTTACACAGATGTGGAAATCAAAAATCTTCCCGTGCAGATTCTCGGAAAGGTCATCGAATTGCGCAGGAAGCTATGAAGTATCGAGGTGAAAGATCATGGGGCTACTTGATTTCATTTTTTGGAAAAAAGAAACACATTTGCCTAAAATAGTATTGCCAAAATATTCACCGATAGAGCCTTATGTTACGCCACACCCTCCTGAGCTGGATAAAGTATCGCTAGAGCTTCAAAAGATTTCAGATAATTATTACCATATCCATATCAACAACATATCTTCTTTTGACTATCGATTCATACAAGACACGAACGAAAAAGAACTATCTTGTGTCGAGAAAAGTTTTTTAAAGTATGTTTGTGGTAGACATGTTCACGATACTTATATTGCAGGATATTGGACACATACATACGGAATTGATTATCGTGCTGTGATGTCTAAGTTTTTCAATCTCGGGGTTCTAAGCGCGACTATAGATTTACAACATTGCACGGTAAAATCGTTAAAAGACATATTACGAATGAAACACCTCCCGGTAAGTGGAAAGAAAGCTGATTTGATTGCGCGCATTGGAGATACTAATTCACTGACTCCGCAAGAGTTAGGGGTTCTCGAAGAATACAGAGCCTACACCCCAACAGAATACGGTAATGCTATAATCAGCACAGTACAAGAAACAGAAAGCGAAAGGGAGTCATTTAACTCTTTCTCAGAAATGAAAATTCTGTTCACAGAGGAAGAAGTTAGACAGCATGAAGAAATATTCTTCGTCTGTTTAAAGGAAGCATTGCAAAAAGAAAAATTAACAATAGAGTCAAAGGAAATATATGCAGGATGGCGATTCATCTGGTGTGGCTGCCAAATCGGGCAAATTAAATTTAGCGAGTATGGGCACTGGATGCAGTGGATAAGTGGAGCTTATCCTGTTGACTGGGAAAAGATCTCGAAGAATGATTTTAATGATATAAATGAATACATACATGATGCGAGTGGAGACATTGTTTCCGCTGATGGCTTATCTTTGCAAGAGTGTATAGATAAGATTCCGTACTGGATTCAGTATCTTCACCTGCTTATGGCAGAAGAAGATATGTAAGCTCCCCCACCATGTAGAGACTTGTCCACAACACACATAGTAACTAAAATAGAGAAGATGGAAGGGAATCTTCATGGGTTGGCGTTTTCGTAAATCAATAAAAATATTACCAGGGATAAAAATTAATATTGGAAAAGATGGTGTCACAGGTGTGTCCATAGGGCCGAGAGGAGCCCATATCAATATTGGAAAAAGGGGAACAACTCTATCAACAGGAATCCCAGGAACAGGAATACATTACACTACTAGACTTGATAAGCCCGTAGGGAAAAAGATGTCTGTATGTCCATACTGTGGGCATAGGATGCGTAAACAGTGGGAAGCTTGCCCAAAATGCCGTATACCGCTAGTGCAAGAAGAGGCTGCGCCTGAACCAATCGAGCCGGAAAGCGATTCTTTGCCAATCGAAATCAGTCCCCCTCCTGCACCAGAAAAGCCACAAGTCACTGAGAAACAGGCAAAAGGTTGTCTCCTCGGATGCGGCACTATCATACTCCTTGTCCTTTTGCTGATCATCGGATCGTGCTTTGGTTCTCACAGGGCGCAAAAAGAAACTCCACAGCAACCTGCAGCCGTAACAGAAACAACAAGTCAACCAGAGGCAGAAAATCCCCCTGCAGTTACAAAAGAGGAACCAGTAAAAGCCCCTGTTGAGGAAGCGACATCGCCACCTGTGCCGGCAGTCACAGCAGCATCCCCGCCGGCACAATCAGCGCCGACAGAGAAGATGTATTATGGCAGCGGCCCCAATGGTGAAGGAATCAAAGGCCATGTCGGCAAGAACGGCAGGATATATCACATCCCCGGCAGCACGTATTATAATCGTACAAAACATGTGTCACAGTGGTTCTTCACAGAGAGAGAGGCACGAGAGGCAGGTTATAGACCCCCTAAAAGATGACAGTCCAAATAAGATGGAAAAATCTGCAATTTCTTCCTAGTTAGATTTCCAAGTGGGAAAATATCGCGGATTTTTCCCAAATAAAAAAAGCTCACCGTGTAGAGCACGATGAACAGAAATATAGATAGAAAGATGAAAGGGAGAAAATTTTATGAACGAGCAGGCCAAAGAATTATATGCTGCCTTAGCTGATCTCGGTCTACCTGTACAAGAGGTAGATGACACTCGTCATTATTGGTTCATCCGCACACAAGGCGGGAGTTACTTTGATGAATTCTTCTTAGACAATTTTGTTGCCATAGGCCATGAGGATGTCCCATGTGTTCCAGAAGACAAACGCACCGATCAGCTTGTCGACGACTTGAAAGAGGCACATCCACAAACCACTCGGGTATTAAATCAAGTCTATCGTTTTTGCAAAGAGATTCATAAAGGTGATATTGTAATCATTCCATCCGCTGCATCTGCACATTTTGCTTTCGGATATATTACAGATGACGAAGCATACCAAGAAGAAATAAGCGAAGAAGATATTGCTGAAGGGAAGTGTCCTTATACAAGGCGCCGTAAAACACATTGGATACAGGGAATCTCCAAAGATCGCGTCGATTCTAAACTATACACGTTTTTTCGCAACCAACAAGCACTTTCACAAGTTGATTTATACAGCGATTTCATAGAACGTGCAATCCATCCACTTTATATCAAGAACAATATTGCTCATTTTACATTATCTATCCGTACTCCTGATAGTCCAAATGCCTTTGATATTCCTGTATATATGTGTGGCGTCCTAACTATGGCGCAGGAGCTTGCCGAAGAGCTGAAGATAGATACAACAGATTTTTCTACCAACATAAAATCAAGGACAAATGTTCAATCGGCTGGTCTAGTTGAATTGCTTGGTCCGGTCACACAAGTAGCTTCAATCGCCGCAATTGCAGTAGCTTTATTTGGTGGTAGCGTTAAGTTCGATTTTTCAGAAGATCGCAAAACCGGAGAAATGAAGACGGACGGACTGATCGGTGCGATTACAAAAATTATGGATAGAAGAAACAAAAGTAAAAGGTATAGTGAGGAAGAAATGCAAGCGATAATAGAGCGATTGCAGATTGAAGATCCTGCGAGCAAGAAAAAAGAGGATGATCACTGACCATCCTCTTATAAATCAAAGTATACTAACTCGTTTGGTATACAACAACCAAGTGAGTAAAAGCAAACTTATCCCCCACCGACTAGTAAGCATGACCTGTTCAGTACAGAAAGGTAATACCCACCAAATAAATGTAATAAAGCAGGCTAGTAGCGCCCATATAAGGAAAAAGACGGACACTCTGGAAATTGCACGGTGCAACTTCTTAATCATAATGATGCGCCCCCTTTATTTTGATTATAGCAGAATTTTTAAAAAGCACAAATTAAAAAACCGCCCAGTGCTACCAACACCGAGCGGCAGAACATGAGCGAATCATGCCCTAAGCACTTACATACTACCATGATTCGCCTCCTATATCAAGGAGGTTTTATTTATGTCCAAGATACGCATACGCAAGCGCGGAAAGACGTACTCGTACAGTTTCGATACGTCCAAGAACCCACGCCGCATGAAAGAGAAAGGAGGCTATGCCACCGAAGATGAAGCATATGAAGCAGGTGTAAAAGCCTATGCTGACTGGAAGAGCGGCAACATTGGCATCACGTCGGAGAAGATCAAGCTGCGGGACTATCTCGCATCGTGGCTGGAGAACATCGTACGCCCAAACGTAAAGCGGACGACATATCAAAACTATTCCTGTGCAACAACGCTCCGTATTCTCCCCCATCTAGGGAGCATCTATTTACAGGACCTTCGCCCGCGCGATGTTGCTGCGTGGGTACAGGAACTGGCAAATAAAGGTTTTGCGGCCGGGACCATCATACAAGCAAAGTCTGTATTGTCTGCGGCGCTGAAATATGCCGTCTATCCGGCAGAGCTCATCACTGTAAATCCGGCAACAAATATCCCTATCCCTCGCTGCGCGCCTCGCAAGGTGATAAAACGCGTGATCATAACACCGGAGCAATTCGCCGCCATCCCAAAAGGGTCTACCTGCTACCCCGCCATCAAGATTATGTATCACAGTGGAATGCGTATCAGTGAAACACTTGGTCTGACGTGGGAGGATATTGATCTGAACACGGGCAAGATATGTGTCTCACGGCAACGGTTCGAGGCAGGATATTTTGACACTCCAAAAACGGAGAGCAGTGCACGTGTGTTTTATGCAGACGCATCTTTTATTGCCTACCTCCGCACACTGCGCGCTGAGCAAGCAGAGCATCAGATGCGTTTTGGTCAAGCATATCAACTGGCCTACGAAGATTCGCACGATGAACGAGCTCTGGTTCTTCTCCCAAAGAAGATTCCTGCGCCGGATTATCTCCTGCACCGCTCGCTCGTCTGCATACGCCCGAATGGCGTCCCACTCCATCACACGTCCGTCACACTTGTTTTGCGTAAAGCCGGACTTAATCCCCACAGCTTCAGGCACACCCATGCGACAAAACTGATCGAGGCCGGGGCAAAGCCGGTCGATGTTGCTGCACGCCTTGGGCATTCCAACGCGAACATCACGCAAAACCTGTATGCACATGATACAGAGGATATGATGCAGGAGACTGCTCGCATCTTTGGGGATATTGTAGGCAAGTAA